ATGACTATTTTGGTCACGCTGTTCACAAAAACCAATTTGGCCCAGCCGGTGAGGAAGTGGCGTGGGCAGCCCATAGTCAAATGTTTAGCCCGCTGGCCCGCATTGCAATGAGCAGCGAAACTCGCGGTCAAAACAGCCTCGTCAATTACTCGCCGCTTAACGCTCGTTTGAAAGCAAAAATTCTTAACGCGGAACGAGATATTGCAGAAGCCGAAAAATACGGGTATGACCCCGACACGATTAAAACTTTACGCGAGACGCGGCAAAAGCTGTTTAACGCTTTTGAATATGCCCCGCAAAAATCGGTCGTTTTGCCTGCCGAAATGCTCCAGATTGACTACATGGGGGCCATGCCATCTGGCTTTGAAAGGCTGATATTGCCTGACCCCGGCACCGCTACCTCGTTGCCGTTGACGCATTACAGTCAAAGCGCCTCGCTGACGCAGACAGACCCAACCCGTTACGGCACCGGCATCAAAGGGCAGGAAACAGCCCGATTGCGCGAAGCACCAGATGTGCGCGAGCGCACTTACTTTTACACCGGCAAACCCGGCTCGGTACGACCCGAGGCAGGGCTAGGCCCGAACATATACACCGCGCAAGGCGAAAATCTTTATAACATGAGGCGTGATCCAGCCGAACTCGGGATACTCGCTGATGTCGTGAATACCACCTCACCGCTGGCTCGCATGAACCCCGGTAGCATTGATGACTTTCAACGCGCTAACGACTTTGAGCGTTTAATGCGAGCTTATGGCTATAGCGGGTATTACAGCCCGGAGGCCAAGGTCGCTACGGTGTTTGAACCCATGAATGTCAAACTGGCTCGGGCTTTACGCCGTTAACTCTTTAACTATTGTTTCAACTGTGCATAAATAACCTATGGCACGCCCGAAAGGATCACCAAACAAAGCCACCGCAGAGGCACGCGAGGCCATAGCCCGTTTAGTAGACGGCAATGCACACCGCCTCAACATTTGGCTAGACGAAATCTACGAGACGAAAGGGCCAGAGGCGGCATGGAAGTGCATGATGGATGTGGTGGAGTACCATGTCCCGAAACTCGCCCGTATTGAGACGACCGGCAAGGACGGCGGCCCACAGGAGTGGGTGATACGGTGGGGTCAACCCAAGTGAAAGAGGTAGACTTGCCGTACAACCCTCGGCACGCCTTCCTGCCTTTCCATGACCGAACGAAGCGATGGGGCTGCTTGGTCGCGCACAGACGCGCTGGCAAGACGGTCGCAGCCGTTAACGACATCATCCGCGCCGCCATCATGTACCAAGGCCCGAACGGGCTATTCGGTTACGTTGCCCCGTACATGAACCAAGCGCGACGGATCGCATGGGACTACTTTAAGTATTACGCCCAACCTCTGACGCAGGACGCAAACGAAAGCCAGATGACGCTGACCCTTGTGAATGGGGTCAAGATCAGCCTGTTCGGAGCCGACAACGCAGATGCGATGCGTGGCCTTGGGTTCTCGGGCGTTTACTTGGACGAGTACGGCGACTTCAAGCCCAGCGTATTCGGGAACGTCATTCGCCCGGCCCTGTCAGACAAACAAGGGTGGGCGGTGTTCGCGGGTACGCCAAAGGGCAAAAACCAGTTTTGGGAAATCTACGAAACCGCCCAGCGAAACCCTGACGATTGGTTCCTGCTGCGCCTTCCTGCGAGTCAGTCCGGCTTACTCCCGCCATCGGAGTTAGCCACCGCGAAGGCGCAATTGACCGAGGATCAGTACCTACAGGAGTACGAATGCTCTTTTGAAGCAGCCATCCTCGGTGCTTTTTTTGGAACCGAAATGCGTGAGGCGGCAGATCAGGGCCGCATCACCGACAAGGTGGAGTACGACCCCGAGTTCCCTGTCCATACGGCATGGGACTTGGGCTACCGCGACGACACGGCAATCTGGTGGTATCAGGTCATTGGGCGGGAAATCCGCGTCATAGACTTCTACGCCATCTCGGGTGCTGACATCCACGCCATAGCCGAGGTCGTTGCCAAGAAACGCTACCGCTACGGCAAGCACCACCTACCGCATGACGCACGCGCCAAGTCCTTGCAGACAGGCAAAAGCATCGTGGAGCAACTCGCTGACGCTCTCGGCTTTGCCAAACTCAGCATCGTCCCTGACATCGGCGTACAGGACGGCATTCAAGCGGTGCGCCAGATGCTTCCCCGCGTGTGGTTTAACTCTGTGAAGTGCGCCGAGGGGTTAGAGGCTTTACGTCAGTACCAACGTGAGTATGATGAGGACAGAAAGGCATTCCGGGCTTCACCCCGACATGATTGGACTTCACACCCGAGCGATGCCTTTCGCATGATGGCCGTAGCGTGGCGACAAGAGCCGACAGTTGCCGCGCTGCCAGAGAGTAAGACTTTGATCGTCGGCCCACAGAACCAAGTGTCGCTCAACGATATGTGGGCGGCACATGACAGACAGTCGCCCCGGAGGGCAAGAATATGAGCGGAGTACCCTATCCCTACGCCTACCCCTACGTTGCGGTAGCCGCCACCTCTACGACCACGTTGACCGCTCCGGGCGGCTATGTGCAGCGTGCGTTGGTGGTTGTGACCACGGCAACGGAAGGCACGGCGAAACTCGCTGACGGTAGCACGACCTTGTTTGAACTCCCTGCCGACGTAGGCAAGGGCGTTTACAACATTGAGTTGAACACCCGCATCAACGGCAACCTCGTCGCAACGTGCAGCGGTAACTCGCGCATGACGTTGGTTGGCCTGTTCACGGCGAACCCGTAATGAACAAGCCGGGTCTGTACGCCAACATCTTGGCTAAACAGGAACGACAGGCTCGGCAACGCGCTGAAGGTCGTCCGGTTGAGCGCACCCGCAAGCCGGGTGAGGCTGGCGCACCCACAGCAGAAGCGTTCCGTCAAAGCGCAAAGACGGCGAAAAACGCATGAGCGCAGCGTGGCAGCGTAGCGAGGGCAAGAACCCGAAAGGCGGTCTAAACGCCAAGGGTCGCGCCTCGTATAAAGCCGAGACAGGCGGGACGCTCAAGCCTCCCGTTAAGTCAGGCGACAATCCGCGCCGCGCATCGTTCCTTGCTCGTATGGCTGGCGTAGGTGGCCCAATGGAAAAAGACGGCAAGCCCACTCGCCTCGCCCTCGCGTTAAGAGCGTGGGGCGCATCCAGCAAGGAAGATGCAAGAGCCAAGGCACGCGCTATCTCCGAACGGAATGAAGGTAAAGCCTAATGGAACAGCCCGTTAGCCAAGAACTAGAGAAGTATCTGCGCGTCATCGGGCAGTACGACAACGAGTTTGCCAAGTGGCAAGCGCGTACCAAGAAACTGATTAAGCGTTACCGCGACGACACCCGCGGGCAAACGGGTAACGAGACGGCAAAGTTCAACATCTTGTGGTCAAACGTCCAAACGTTGATTCCCGCCGTCTACGCCAAACTTCCTAAAGCCGACATCACCCGCCGCTTTGGTGACAACGACCGCGTGGGTCGGGTCGCGGCAAGCCTCATTGAGCGTGCCGTAGACTTTGAGATTGAGCATTACCCCGACTTTCGCTCAACGATGAAGTATTGCGTGGAGGATCGGTTCTTGGGCGGTCGCGGTGTGGCATGGGTGCGCTATGAACCGCACGTTAAGCCCATCGGCATAGAGGACGACGGCGTACAGATCACCGAGGACATTGAGCGGGGCGAAGGCGCACCCCCTGACCTTGAGGAAGTGGATTACGAGTGTGCGCCCGTGGATTACGTCCATTGGAAGGACTTTGGACACGCACAGGCTCGTACATGGGAAGAAGTGACTTGCGTATGGCGTTGGGTCTACATGACCAAGGAAGCCCTCGCAGAACGCTTTGGCGAGGAGATGGCGCGTAAGATTCCGACCGACCAAGGCCCGGATCAATTAAACGCCTACCGCGACAGCAAGCGTCAGAGCAACCTCGCCAAGATATGCGAGTTGTGGGACAAGGAGACGCTGAAGGTCTACTGGTTTACCAAGGGTATGCCACAGGTCATTGATGTACGCGATGACCCGCTTGGGCTGGAAGGGTTCTATCCCTGCCCGAAGCCGCTGTACGCGACGACGACCTCGGACAACCTCGTACCTGTCCCCGACTTCGTGTTGTACCAAGATCAGGCGATGGAGTTGGACATCCTATCCGACCGCATTGATGGCTTGGTCAAGGCGCTGCGCGTTCGTGGCGTATACGACAGCAGCCAACCCGCGCTGCAACGCCTGATGACCGAGGGCGACAACAACGCCCTGATTCCGGTAGACAAATGGCAAGCGTTTAGCGAGAAGGGTGGACTGAAGGGCAGCATTGACTTGCTCCCGCTAGACACTCTCGCCGCTGCGTTGATCCAATGCTATCAGGCACGCGCTGACATCAAGGGTCAGATATACGAGATTACGGGCATTGCCGACATTATCCGTGGGCAGTCTGCCGCCTCCGAGACGGCAACCGCGCAGCAGATCAAGGGTCAGTACGCAGGACTGCGCCTCCGCTCCATGCAAGAGGACGTTGCCCTCTTTGCGACCGAGGTAATACGCCTCAAGTCGCAGATCATGTGTACGAAGTACCAGCCCAAGACGATCTTGGAGTACGCGGCAGCACAGCAGATGAGTGAGGCCGACCAAGCCCTCATCCCCCAAGCCCTGCAACTGATTCAGAACAAGCCGCTACGCAACTTCCGCATAGACATCGCCGCTGACTCGCTCGTGCAGATTGACGAGATGCAGAACAAGCGTGACCGGCTGGAGTTTATCCAAGCGTTCGGTGGCTTCTTGCAACAGGCATTGCCCGTGGGTCAGAACGCCCCCGAGATGGTTCCCGTCATGGTTGACCTCCTCAAGTTTGGCGTACAGGCGTTTAAGACGGCGCGTCCGCTTGAGGGTGCGCTGGATCAGGCGTTGGAGCAGATGAAACAAAGCGCAGCGCAGCCGAAGGGCAACCCAGAGGCCGAAGCGATGCAAGCGCAAGCACAGGCTGATATGCAGAAAAGCCAGATGGAGATGCAAGCCGACTCTGCCAAGATGCAAGCGCAGATGCAGTTGGAACAGGCCAAGTTGCAACAAGAGGCGGCATTGGAGCAGCAGCGGCAGCAGTTTGAAGCGCAGATCAAGGCGCAGGAACTTGCCCAGAAAGAGCAGATGGAACGCTTCAAGGCCGAACTGGACGCTGCCACAAAGATCATGGTGGCGCGTATCGCTGCCAACCCCGGTCTGGACATCCCGCTCTTGGAAGCGCAGCAAGCGACGACCGAGCGCGTGGTGCAGGACATGGGAGCCGAGGTCAAGGCGGCAATGGATCGCCTCGGCGTATTGTACGAGAACCTTGCCAACGCGCAGACGCAGGGCATGGACGGCATTCGCTCGGCTCTGACCACGCTGACTGCTCCGAAGCGCATTATTCGCGGCCCAGACGGGCGTGCGGTGGGCGTAGAGGCGGTGCAGCAGACGTTGGAGTTTGCCCCTGAGATGAGGCCGCAGTAATGGCGACGATCACGACAACCCGTGGCGAAATGGACGAGGCCAACCTGACGAAAAAGGAAGGCGCAATTGAAACCGACCACGAGTTTACAAAGTGGGTGGAGTATTGGATTGACGAGGAACTTGTCCACAGGTCAGTCCACGTTCATCTAAAGCAAACGCCTACGTTATTCCCAGAATTGGAGAAGTTCTAATGGCTAACACCCAAGCAATGTGTACCTCGTTCAAGGTAGAAATCCTTGGCGGCGTTCACGCAATCGGCACCCCGCCGACCCGTGGCACGACGGCAAAGGATACGTTCAAAGCCGCGCTGTTTGAGGACACCGCAACGCTGGATGCCAGCACAACCACCTACAGCAGCAGCGGCGAGGTGTCCGGTGCGGGGTACAGCGCGGGTGGCATTTCGGTCAGCAACGCGACTGCGCCGACCTCAACGGGAACGACGGCGTATTGGACTCCCTCTGCCTCGCTGACCTATTCCAACGTCACGCTCACTACGCCCTTTGACGCTGTGCTGATTTACAACAGCACGCAGGGCGATAAGGCCGTGGCGGTGTATACGTTCGGTAGCCAGACGGTGACCAGCGGCACATTCATTCTCACGATGCCGACTAACGATGCCTCTACGGGCCTCTTGCGGATCGCGTGATGAGTCGTGGCGAAAGGGCCGTGGAACACAGGTACTTGGGATGATGCCGAATGGGATAGCCTCCCTGTTACGTCAACGTCGGCTACGGGCGGCGTTGGCAATCTCGGGCATTCTCGCTCAAACGCTCTTTTGGGTGAGGGCGCGACTGGCGATACGGGAACGCTTGCAGACAGCATCACAAAGGCTATTAGCGGTGTTTCCGCAACGTCGGATGTGGGAAGCGTATCCGATAGCATCCAAGTCGGACTCTCTGGTGTCTACGCCCAAGGGCTTGTCGGTGACGAAAGCGAAAGCATTATCGTCCCGGCGAGTGGTGTTGAAGCGCAAGGCGAAGTTGGTGACCTCAACCGTCAAGTCACCGTGGCACTTTTCGGTGCAGCGGCTACGGGAGATGTCGGTTCAGTCAGCGACGGAATCACCGATAGTCTCTTGGGTGTCGCCGCGTCAACCGACGTTGGAACGCTCACCCCCGTCATCCAGCCGCCGAGCATCATCGTTGATTCGCACGAAGGCGACAAAGGCAAAAAGCGTCAAAAGCGTTGGGACGAAGAAAGGGAAGCAAGGGAGAGGCGCAAAAGGGAACTAATTGACGTTTATGAGCAGTTGGTGGAGGGCAAACCCGCTGTCGCAGCGGCAATTGTTAAGCCCTACGTCAATAAATTGACACCCCGTGCTGCTGAACCGTCAATAGATTGGAATAAGTTGATTGGAGACGTAGAGCGGGTACAAGCCCTCTACCGCGAATATCAGGAAATGGACGACGAGGACGTATTGTTGCTGCTATGAAACGGACGTATGTGTACATCAACGGTGAGTTTGTAGAGAAGAAACGCGATGAAAAAGGGCGTTATCACTACATTTTCCCTGACTTTAAGCCGTACAAGTCTATGATTGACGGCAGAACCATCACATCCCGTGAGCAGCACCGTCGCCACCTCAAGGCTAACAACTGCATTGAGGTCGGCAACGACGATCCGCTCAAGCATGGCCCCAAAGGGCAACCCAAGAACGAACGGCTAGAGGTGCTGAAGTACCAGTTAGCCAACATGACGCACCAAGAGGCTAACCAAGTCCTCGCTAAACTGCGTGATGACCTCCGTTTTACCCGAAACCCCACAGGAAATAGGTGACAACGATGGAAAATACCGAAACTACCCCGGCAACCCCGGACGTTGAGGTTGCAGACCGCAAGGATTTGCTTGCCCAACAGTTTGAGGCGGCAGAGCGCGGTGATGACGTAACCCCGTCAGGGCGTGACGAGCGTGGGCGGTTTGCCAGCACGCAAAAAGCCGCCGAACCGCAAGAACCCGCCGAAGAACCCGTTTGGATGAAGCCCCCGGCATCGTGGAAAAAGGACTATCACGATGTTTGGCTCTCGGCTGACCCCAAGATGCGCGAGTACGCCTATCAGCGCGAAGAACAGATGCGAAAAGGCGTAGAGCCGTTGCTATCCAAGGCGCAGTTTGCCGATTCAATGAATCAGGCTCTTGAGCCGTATATGCAGACGATCCAAGGACTCGGGCTAAAACCCGAGCAAGCGGTCGCTGCGCTGGCTCAAGCCGATTACACGCTACGCAATTCCCCGCCCGACCAGCGCGTGGCGTACCTTCACAACCTTGCTGCCCAATACGGTGTAAACCTTGGGCAGTTCCCGCAAGCCGTACCGCAACAGTCGGTTGATCCGGTCGTTTGGCAGTTGCAGAACGAACTGAACAACGTGCGCGGTGAGGTGATGGGCTGGAAACAGCAGCAGGAGATGGCGCAGAACCAACAACTGCTGTCAGAGATTAACGATTTCTCGGGTAAAGCCGAGCATTTTGAGGAAGCGCGTCCGACGATGATCCAATTACTCCAGTCAGGGGTAGCGGAGACATTGGAGGATGCCTATGATAAGGCAATACGTTTAGATTCAGCGTTATTTGACAAGGTGCAATCGGCCCGACAGGCAGAGATTGTGGCAAAGCAGAATGCTGATAAGAACCGAGCGGCGAAAGCGGCTCGGGCGGCTGCGGTCAGCGTCAGAGGTTCTACACCCGGAACCAACACGGCTCCCAAGGCGCATAGTCGCCGTGCAATGCTTGAGGAAGCATTTGATGAATCAAGCGCACGGTTGTAATCAACTGATATAGGAGCATAGAAATGGCATTTGCCAATTCCAGTATCAGCGACATTATCGCTACTAACATTCAGAGCCGTAGCGGTGAACTCGCTGACAACGTGACGAACAACAATGCGTTGCTTCGTCGCTTGAAGGAGCGCGGAAACGTCAAGACGTTCTCTGGCGGTAACGTGATCCTTCAGGAAATCATGTACAACGACAACACGACCAACAACACCAACTCGTACAGCGGCTACGAAGTGTTGAACGTGGGACAGAACAGCCCAATTTCGGCTGCCCAGTTCAGCATCAAGCAGTACGCCTCGGCGGTGTCCATCTCTGGTCTGGAAATGATCCAGAACAGCGGCAAGGAGGCGATCATTGACCTTCTTGACGGTCGTATGGAAGTTGCCGAAGCGCAGTTGGCGAACCGCATCAGCGGTGACCTCTACGGCGACGGCACGGGCAACGCGGGTAAGAACCTTGACGGTCTTGCTGCCGCTGTGCCGGATGCCCCGACCTCGGGAACCTACGGTGGTATCAACCGTGCCGTGTGGACGTTCTGGCAGTCGGTTGCCTTCTCGGGTGTCACCAATGGTGGCGCTGCGGTGTCGGCTTCCAACATCCAGCAGTACATGGACTCGGTTGCGGTGCAGTTGATCCGTGGCACGGACAAGCCTGACTTGATCGTTGCGGACAACAACTACTACCGTCTGTACCTCCAGAGCCTCCAGAGCATTCAGCGTATTACGGACTCCGGTTCGGGTATGGCGGGTGCTGGCTTTGCGGCCCTCAAGTACTACGGCGCTGGCATGGCCTCCGACGTTGTGCTGGACGGTGGTATCGGTTCGTCCTCGTACAACAGCGGTTCTGGCAACAGCAACCATATGTGGTTCCTCAACACCAAGTATCTGCACTTCCGTCCGCATAAGGATCGGAACTTTGTGCCGATTGGTGGTGAGCGTCAGGCGGTCAACCAAGATGCCGTGGTTAAACTGATTGGCTGGGCGGGTAACTTGACCTGCTCGGGCAGCCAGTTCCAAGGCGTTCTGATCGCTTAATTAGGGAGATACGAAAATGGCTGTTATTGTTAATGGATTTGCGTATCCCGCCCTTGGTTACACCGAATCCTCTCCGTCGGTAAACGTCGGAACAGTTGTAACGCTTGATGACGGTGGCATGGCGGTGTATGTCCGCGCTGCCTCTGCCATCTCGCAGTACAACGCGGTGTTGATTCCCAACACGAACATTGCCACGAATGCGACGACGGCTCGTTCGGCTGACACCAAGCGTGTCGGCTTCGCACAGGTGTCTATCGCCTCGGGCGACTACGGTTGGGTTCAGTTGGGCGGCAAAGTGCGTGTCAATGTGTCGGCTTCATGCCTTCCGGGTGTGGCGTTGTACACGACGACGACCGAAGGACGTTTGGACGATGCGACCGTTTCTGGCGCGTTGGTGGCTGGCGTGGTGACGGAAGTCACCGCCTCGGCAACCTCCGCTATGACTGCGGTAGCCGCGTTCACGATGATCATTCCGGTTCCGACGAACGCATCGTAATGAAAAAACTGGAACTCACGGTGCAAGCAGCGGGGACGGAGGAGGAACTTTGTTCCAATATCCGTTCAGCCCTTGCCCGTGGGCTTCCAGAATTTACCCCCGCTCCTACGTCTCACGATGGAACATTCGTGTGCGTAGCGAGTGGGTGGTCTATGCCGAACTACATTGACGAGATTAAATCGCACAAGCGTCAGGGTCGCCCCATCGTTGCGGTGAAGGCGGCGCATGACTTTTTAGTGGAACACGGTGTTGAACCTGATTTGTGGGTCAACCTTGACCCCCGCGACCGCACGAAAGGCGTTCAACGGGCCAATGACCATACCGTGTACCTCGTCGCGTCACGCTGCCCTCCTGTCACCTTTGACCACCTCAAAGGCAAAAAGATAGTGCTGTGGCACTCATGGGCTGAAGGCCCAGAAATGAAAGCCCTTGGCGCAGGGAAACTCGCTATCGGCGGGGGGACGACGAGCGGCATGAGAGCCATCAACATTGGCTACTTGCTTGGTTTCCGTAAGTTCGTGTTGTACGGATACGATTCTTGCAACAGCGAGAAAGGTATTAAGCGGTTTACGGGCGAAAAAACTGGCCCAACGATGGATGTATATGTCGGTGATGGCCCCGACAAGCGCAAGTTCGTCTGCAATGCAGCAATGGCGCAACAGGCCAACGAATTCCAAATGATTTATTCGGTGATGGGTGACATTACCGTGGAGGCAGTAGGGCCGGGGTTGATTGCCGCAATTATTGATGAACGTCGCAAGTTGCGATTGGTCGCGTAATGGCAATTCCATCCCGTGTCCTCGGTGCTGGCCTAAATAGCCTCGCCACAATTTCCGTTTGCGGAGACGGTGTTGATGATTTCGTTGCTGCCGGAACCTCGGCGGGTAACGCAACGGCGATCCGTTATGTCTACACCTCTGTAGACACTACGCCCTCTGGATCAGGAGTTATTCTCCCAACAACCGAGATGGGCGCGATGGTCGTTATTGCGAATTCTGGCGCACACGCCTTGACCGTTTATGCCCAAACAGGGTCAACGATCAACAATGGCTCAACAGCGTCAATTTCAAAAGACCATACGACTTTGTTTTTTGCTGTATCAAATACTGCTTGGTACAGCCTCAACGGTGAACGTAAATAACCCCAATCCCCACAGGAGAAAGGACAATGCCTTTAGATAGCGATGTTCCAAATGGTGACGAGCAGCTGCACGTCGAGTTTTACATTACGGATGCCAAGGGATGGGAGGGAAAGCCTTTCATTCGTATCAACATCCCTGGAGACAAAACCAGCATCATTGAGCAGCCGGTACGCGAGGATCACAAAGCACGATTCCCGCGGCAATGGTTGTATTTTCAGATGAAGCAAAGCGAGCGCGACGGCCCGCAGATCATTGGCACCCCGTTATCGCAATGGCGGGATGATGCCCCTGAGGAACTGACTCAAGGGCACATTGAGGAGTTACAGATCTTAAAGTTTCAGACGGTGGAGCAAGTCGCTGGGGCCTCTGACCAGCAGCTTCAGCGTTTGGGTATGGGCGGCCCTGGGCTGCGGGAGCGAGCGAAGGCATACCTTGGCCGCAAAAACCGGCAGGAAACCCAGGGCGAGCTCGAGGATACGAAACGTCAGCTCGCAGAGCTCCAGGCGCAAATGG